CCTTTGATTCGGGTGATTAAAGCAGTCACTCGGTCGCCAACAAAATAAGCCAAAAAGTAAAATGAGATCATAAAAATCACAAATGATATGAACTTTATGATCATATTCATTTACTCTTCTTCTACCACTGGAACGTAGCCAACAACCAACGGACACTGGTCAGATTCGTTCTCCCAAACAATGCCGTTGTAAGCCCAACTCTCGTCAATGTCGAAGTGCTCTTCAAAATAGACCTCATCGGCTTCGTCTTCGTCGGTGATCTGCCAAGCATCCACTAGGAAATCCTTAGCACTGGTGTCTGACCATTCTAGCCGCCAGAACCTTCCGCCTTCAGGGTATTCACCTCCGTTGGAAATGTCTTTCAACTCTCCGTTGTCAATCATCTCCTGAAGTCTTGGGTGCTCTTCTGTATCCAGTACAACAGTTCTTGCTTCTACGATGGTTTTCTCTGTGCAGACTTTTACTTTAATTTTCATTTTGTTCTCCTTCGATAAAGTCTTTTGCTAGTGGGAAGATCTCAGCAATCACTTTCGCACAAGCGTGAGCGATTTCCATATGTTCTTTTTGGGTACCATTGGCTGCTCGCAGTTCAATGTAGTGAATCCATGAGCGGAGTGTTCCATTCATATACAATCGTGTTTTGGTGTTGCCTTCAGGCAGCACAACTCTTGCTTGCTCTTTGGCAATCCCGTTCTCAATCGCCCAGTCATATGTTTCTTTGGCTAGGTCGATCACAGCAGTCTGCCTTGCGTTCCACTCTTCTTTGAGAGTATCGTCATCAATATCGATTGAGTTCTGCCTGTTCTTTTTATCTTGTAGCCTTGCTTCCCGCAAAACAAACATATTGCCCATCTCTTTTGGGTTGGCATAACGTTGACTAAACTCCTGAAATGCAAAGGAGCGGTGTCGAACAATCTGGTGAGCAATGTCTCTGGTCGTATTGATTTCCAGACAGGCATTCACCATCTCAAGTGGTGACCAGTGAGCATGTTTGATCAAATACTTAATCAGACGCTCAGAGGTCTCCTTGTTCATCTGGTTGCTGGGGTTGCTCACCCTCGCACAATAGGCAATGAGTTCCTGAACATTATTAAGATCAAGCTCAGATCCGTCGGGAACCTGTGAGTATGAAATAAGTTTTACAGCCATTGTCTTCCTACAAAACCGCTAAAATAACTGTTGTGAAAAAGTACAGGATCGTGAGCCTGTTCAGTCTCCTGTTTGTGAGCCTTAGTTGCTCAGCGAGTACATGGATCTTGTCTGAGTTCAAGACACAGTGATCACGCAATTCTTTCTCAGTTTTCATTTAATGATGCCGATCTTCGTCGTCTAAACTATCGACGAGAAAGTGTAGAAACTCGATTGTTAGTTTGCCCATAAAGATGCCGCCGATGACGAGGACAGCAGCTAAGATTGCAGTCTTCACTTTGTTCCTTTCCTCTTCCTTGGAACGTTCAATTCCTTCATAATGATCTGCTTTGGCAAGAAGTTCCAGCAGTAATAGCTGCTGCTGAACGTGATCTTGTTGTTGTCTCGACCGTCAGGTGAGATGAACTTCATCCGCTTATCAAACATCAAAAGCTGCAAGTCTTTGTCCTTGAACAACTGCTTGGGAGCAGAGTCATTCAGCCAAGTGTTTGTCATAATCAGGGCAAATGGCTTGCCAAATGATAGAGCCCGTTCAAAGAACTTCCGCTTGTTTGTGAAGGGTGGATTAGAAACAATCACATCCCACTCTTCGGGCTCATATTCAAAGAAGTCTTTACCCTCGTTGATGTGAGAGTGAACGACTGTGTTCTGCTTTGAGATCTGCTTTACAAACTCGCTGCTTGGCTCATCAAAAGGACACCAGACAATGGCATCTTTTGGAATGTATTCAAGGATAGGCTCAACCCCATAGTCAGGAGTATAGCACTCATCGTTGTTACCCTTTGAGTACATCAGTTCTTTACTGTTTAGATCTTTATTCATTTGTCCCCTTGATTATTGTAGCACAGCTTACAGAACTTGTTCACCGTGCTGCTGAATCTCTCGCCACGTTACAGTCGCAGCCAGACGTGGATCCTTTTGCTGATTCACAGTCTCAAACTTCTTCGCAAGCTTGGGAAGAAGAATGTCTAGAACCTTTTTACCAGACAGTTTCCAGCTTTCAATCAGCTTTCCGTCTTCGAAACGGTTATAGTAGTGCTCTGGGTATTTACCGAGCTTTTCTGTGATAAGATATTTTTCTTGTTCCCGCCAAGTCTTGTGGACGGAGATGCCAGTGTAAGATCCCTGACACTTCTTGCCTGTTGTTGATTTGTACTCGACGGGCTGACCGTTCTGGTTGATGCCGTCAGCACCAGCATACATATTTGGTCCAGGCATCTTGTGACCCAGCGAACAGGTGGCATAGATCTCTTTTGCTCGTGCATAGGAGAAGGGATCACCCCAATCATTCTCCTGGCAGAGATCCCACATTTGCTTGTACAACTCTTGAAACTTCTGTTCGGGTGTCATAGCCCCTCCTTCTTATAGAAGTGTACCATGGATTTTGTTAATGTCCAGTAAAGTTGGATTAAAGTCCACGAACCCAAAGCACGACGAGGGCGAAGAAGCCCACATACATCATTGCTTCGTAGAACTGCATCATCCTGCCTAAAACTCCTCGCAGGCGAACTCAGCAGGATCACACGGTAGGGACTCAGACCAGAACATTGTTTCGCTATCAATAATATAATAACGAACCTTTCGATGTCCCATATCATTGATTTCAACTTGAGACATCAAGTCATCGTCTGAATCTGTGCGGAAAACAAACTTACAAACATCAATAGCTGTTTGCACATTCTTTTTAACGTTCTCATCATCGATTGTGTTGCTACGGTTCAAAAACAGAGCAACCTTGCAATAGCGGTTGAACTTTTGCATCTCATCGTTGACTACACTCACTCGCTCACAGCACTTCCTAGTGTCTTCTGGAGTCTGGGTATGGGTGCAACCGATGGCAAAGATAAGAGTGGTAAAAATAATATGTTTCATCGTGCGTCTTTCGGGATCCCAGCGTTGTCCATTAGTATATCTAGCACTGGATCTTCGTTCTTTATCTTTTTGCAGTTGTTCTTTTTATATTCTATCCTTGGAACCCACTTCATATAATACATTACTGATCTCAAAACCCTTGGGTCTTCCTTCTTCAGCATTTGTACGATTTGGTGTGCTCTTCGGCGAACCTGACCGTGGTTCAGCGGACGCTTAGCATAGCCATTGTGAGTCGCTATGTAGCTCGCTAAAAGTAAACTAATCATCATTTTTCCCTGCTGCTGCGAGCAGGAGAATGCCCTTATTTTGGAACCATTGTCCAAGGAGCATTCCCCTGCTCAGCAAGATGCGAGCAAAGAAAAATAAGACCCTAGCTGTCAGTATCTTCATCTGCGCTGACCGCCAACACATCGACTGTGAAGGTTAGATCTTTTCCTGCGAGCGGGTGATTGAAATCAGCCGTCACAGTCTCGTCATCAAACTCGGTGATGACTGCCAAGAAGTTCTGCCCCGTGTCGTTTTGGAGCGGAACTGTCATCCCAGCCGAGAACTCAAACTCCTCTGGGAAGATGCTTCGATCCAATGGGGTGATTCGATCTTCGTGATGTGGACCATAGGCGTCATCTGAAGTGATCGTAAAAGTCTTTGTGTCCCCTTCGGTCATACCGACCAAGGCGTCATTGAAACCTGAGATCAACTGTCCATCGCCAACCGTGACAGTCATTGGCTCACCTCGTTCACGGGAGCTATCGAACTGAGTCCCGTCTTCTAGTGTTCCAACGTAGTGGATTGTTACGCTGCTTCCGTTTTGTGCTGCATTAGCCATTATTCTTCCTCTTCTTTTGTTACAACCAAAGAGCCAACCTCTTCAGTAATAGGGTAAACTTTTGAATCTTGATACAAGTCAAAGCCATAAGGCTCTACCATTTCAAAAATGGTCTCACCTCGTTCGCCAACTTGCGTCTGGTGCATTTTATATTCCAACTGGTCTAGTGCCTTTTGGCGCTCATCTTCTGTACGAGCATTGTAGACTTCCAAAGCTTCCAGTTCAAGTTCAGGATACTTTTCAGTACACAACTCAAACGAAGGAAACTCTCGTACCACTTCGTACTTCTCTTGCCAGTGTAGTTTTAATTTCACTTTGTTCCGCCGTTCTTGACATTCTCAATGTGTCGCTCAAGATACCACTTGGCTTTTTCCAAGTCATTGATCTCGTCTCCCTTGTGGGGAGCCCGAAGCATATACTTGATAACATTCCCGACACTGAAGTTTAGATCCCAGTCTTCGATAATGTTGATCGCTTCGATCGACCCTTTGTTATAGTGTTCAGGGTGATCCACTGTACTCACAACTATCTCCTTTCTACTTTGATAGTTTTTCAAGTCTTTCCAAAGACTTAGTAACGTATTCTTCATCAAACTCACATCCCTTGAATGATCGTCCTGTGTTGTTACAAGCGATCATCGTAGAGCCTGCTCCACTGAAACAGTCTAGCACAACATCTCCAGGTTGTGTATGTGCTTTTATAATTCTTTCCAAAAGAGAAATAGGCTTCTGGGTTGAATGCCACCCAGCATACTCTTTGCTGGTGGTGTGATTATTCTTCATCCAGACATCCGTAGGGATTTTGCCAAGAGGATTGTTCATCGCT